TTGTATAACCTTCAAAACATTTCATTTTTGTTTCCTGATTAGTTCACAAATTATATCATTAAGTGATTCAATTATATCTGAATGATAGTTTCCTTCAAATATAATTTTATTGTAATTGTCAATAAGTATTCCTTTATGTTTGCCTTTATATATAGATTTAATTATCTCGTATTTCATTTTACTTGTCTCCTATCTTTTATACTTAATTACTTTAACATCGCGTATTACGCCTTTTGGAATTACAGTTATGGATTTGTCTCCGTCCATATTTACACTGTTCGATATTCTAACATTTAATTTGTCATCATTTATAAACCACCCTATGTCCTTACACTGTGTTGGAGGATAAATTTGTGCTTTATCATTTGAAAGCCATGATGAATTAGCGACAATATCATCCCATGTAATTAAAAGCAATGTTCCTTCTTCTGTATCTTTCCAATTTACTTTCATATGCTTCTCTGATATTTACTCTTACTTTTCTTCTCACGCCTTGGCTTCCATCCGAGTTTTCTCATTGTACCAAATACATATTTATCCAGCCTTTCACCTATAAACCCTTTCTTCTTACCAGAACGCTTAAGTCTTTGTTCAAGTTCTTTGGGCATTACCGTGCCTCCAAATATTCATCCAGCGACTCTTGTATATGTGATACCGGTTCACACAACACAACACCACCGCCAGGATTTGGGCCAGTCACACATATTCCAATAATTTTACCTTCAGTATTTAATAGAGAGCCACCACTACTACCTGGAGCGCCTTCTGCATCGGTTTGTAGCAAATCCTCTCTACCACATATATCTCTATCAACATAAGATATAATACCTTTAGTGATTGTCCAACTAAGTTCTATAGAATATGGAGCACCTATTAAATAAACTTCATCTAATAACTCTGGTATAGCACCTAATTCAAGACAAGGTAGTTTGCCATCTATCCGTAAAAATCCTATATCGTACTTATCGCTTCTCCAATACGAAATAATTTTGTATTCTCTACCAAAATACTCTATTACACGCACATCATTATTATCCGCAACAATATCAATAACATGCCCAGCAGTAAGAATTAAATTATTCTGCACAGCAACACCAGAAGCGTGCCCGTAACCATCAGTTATAGTAACACAAGCATCTAAAACATAAATATCACACACTATACCATCATACTTATTTGTTGCCAAATCCTCAAAACTTCCACCTAATCTGCCAATAGAGTTGTTTATGTACTTTATAGAATTGGAATGACTTTCTATAATCTGATAATTAGAGTACACACACACAAACAACAAAACAACAATCAAAGCATAAGAAATTCGTCTCATTTTATTCTCCTTGCCCACCTGTGTTAGTTCCCCTTGAGGCCCCAACGCCCTGCCTCTGGTCATACCCCTGCGAATTGGCGATACGCGATGGTAACGTAGCTCCTAATTGGTCGGGCATCTGACCTGGGTTTTTACTTCCTTGTTTGTTTGTTTTCATTAAATAATCAACATCTGGATTGTCGCCTGGAACAACGCTTCTGTACCATTGTGGAAAACTATCAAATCCACCGTGTTCTGCCAAATAGGTATCAACCATCTGTATATCAATATCAGCGCCCTGCTGTCGTCTTAATTCCATTGTAGGCATTATCCACCCTGACATGAACTGGAACAGGGATTGATACTTCATCTCTGGTGTTTTTCTTTGTGTACTATATGGCACAACATTCAAAATCAACTGTGAAAAGTCTGCAACTTTGTCGGCTTTACTATAAAACACCGGATACTCATAATCACCCAAACCTGGGACATTAACAGTATCCAATACCTCAACATAGGACGAAGGGTCATCCATCACCATATTCGTCCATTTGCGTAATATAGATGTCATCCAGTTATGAAATCTCACATAATAACTATTAGCCATTCTTGCGGCATTTGAATATACTAATTGATCTTGGCCTAATGTATCAGATGTCGGGCCGGCGCCCCTAAATATGTCACTCGTACTCGCACCAGCCTGTTGAAACTCCTGTTTAGCCCACTGCATCCATGTTAATCCTTCGCTTGTCATTCCGCCAAAATTAAATTGCTTAACGCTATCCATCCCTTTTACCGTAACAACAGGCACTCCTCCTTTATGTTTTAATAGTGCCTCTGCTGCTTTTTTTCCTACAGGCTCGGCGGCTATAAGGCTTCTTGCTGCTTCTGCCTTCTCTCTTTCAGACTTGGCAACAATATTCATATTAATATCAAGGTCATAAATATCCCAAGCAGGAGGAATAGGAACAGAGCAGTTACGTGGATAACGGTAGCCTAAGTAATCGTATGGATTTGCAGGACTATCAATAGTCTTTAAGACAACGGCTTTTTGTCCCATTGGCATTATTGTCTCAATTGTTTTTTCCTTACGATTATAAATATCTATAAAAGTTGAGTATTCCTCCAACGCCAATTTATTGTAATCATATCCACTTTCTGCTGTAAATTTCCTTTCACTATATTTTGTATCAAGTTCTGAATCTGGCATGATAAAGTCAGCAACTTGCTTACCATATTTATCTTTTCGTGCAAACAAATCTTTAGCATATTTAGTTGGTAGTCTATATATATCACCTTCAAACGCAAAATCAGCCCTAACTTTAACAGACGGGTCTCCAACATAATCACACGGCTCTATAATAGCAACTTTAGGACTTCCAACTTTTATCATTTCATTATCAATTGACACGCATCTGTTGTATTCGTTAAAAGTGCGAGCAATTGCCGGCCCAAAGTAAGATGCAACTGCGCCTGGTATAAATACATTTTCTGAAAAGTCATATTTCTCAATTAGAAAGTTTATGATGAGCTTCATCGCATAGGAAAACGAACGTAGTTTAGGTGCTTTTGGTTCTATAGATACTTTAGGATTTCCTTCTGCCAAGTATGACACGCCAGCAGATACGGCACGGTTGATTAAATTAATTAAATGCCAGCGAGAGTATCCTTTGTTATAATACCCAGAAATCCATAACCACTCCAACATCTGTGAGTGATGTATTGCTCCTTCGTTCTTTTTCAGCCATGACCTTTGAAGCATTTGGTATCTTGCTGTAGTATTATGTCTTACGTCACGCTCTTCTAAAGGATGTGCCATTTTTTATATCCTACTTTTTCGGAACCCAAATCTATCATATTCTGAATAATCACTAACCTCACATTCGTCAACTTCTATACGTGCTATCTTGCCTCCGTCCTCCACATAAACAAAATAATAACTATTTGAATCTAAAAGGACACGAGCTATCATTCCATGTATCCCAGTAAAGTGAATTACTTTATCGCCTGATTTGTATTTCATCCTTAGTTCCACCATTGTTTTCCATTCTCTTTTTTCTCTGTTTCTTTCCTCTCCTTGGCTTCCTTTCTTGCCATGAAACTATTCTCCGAATAGAACTTCGACACATGCCCTGTCCCTTTTTGCTGTTGTTTCCTTCCTTCATTTGCAACACCAACAGATATAACCCTGTCACCATGAGTGGCCTTAGCACCACTTGTCTCAGTCTGTGTTGCTGCTGGGCCAACATCTATTCTTCCTTCAAACCAAACGTAACTTTCCATCTCATTTATAGTTTGCTCATCATAAAGTTTAATAGGTGGGAATCGTGGATTTTCTTTCAGTCCCTCATGTAATGCAGAGTCAAGGCCATTCATAATTTCAACTTTAGTTCCATTAGGCCCAGGAGAACTTTTCCAACCATATTTATTTCCTGTCTTTTTCTTATTTCCAGCTTTATCCTCTTTTACATAAAGACTATAATATCCCAATTCATCAACACGTTTATAAAAATCAGGCATACCATTTTCTTCCCATATTAGAAGCGGTGGATCACTACCTCCAATCCACTCGCATAATGCCACAACCTTTTCGGCAAAATCAACAACAGATAAATATGGTGTCACTAACATTCCTTCTATTTCGTTTGTATTTACGTTTAATACGGAGGCAACAGAATTTGTTGTGCCAGTGCCTTTTGATATATCACACCCAACAACGTAATTATGCCCCTGAAACGGACGTCCATTACTTAACACGCCCCACCATGATAACTGTCTCTTATACACATCTGACGCTGCCGACGAGCGATCTAGTGTAGATCTCGG